CTCGGCGAGGCCGGTGATCTTTTGGCTGTTGAGCGAAACGGACGCGGTTGGCGCGGCCATTTGGTCGAGGCGGCTGGAACGAACCTGGGTGTCGAAGTCGGAGACTTTGGACGCGGTGAGCGATGGGATGTCGCTGGCTTCGAGGTTTGCGCCAACGGTGACGCGGCCTTTGGCGTCCACGGTGACTTTGGTGTGCGTGCCTGCGGAGACGCCGCTGTTGGCCAGAGTGGCGGAGATGGAGGCGTTGGCCGAGCCGTTAAAGGCAGAGGCTGTGCCTGTGACATCGCCAGTGAGCGAGATGTCGCGGGCGGTCTGAAGCGCGGTGGCTGTGCCTGCGTTGCCAGAGACGGAACCAGTGATGGTGTCGGAGAAGGTTTTGACGCCTGCAACGGTCTGTGCGCCGTCGAGCATGACGACTGCGCCACGGCCTGCTACTGCGTCGATGGAATTTTCGGAACCGAGATAGAGAACCTCGTTTACTTTATTCCAGGCTGGCTCACCTGCGAGCAGGCTGGCTGGGGCTCCGGCTGCGCCGGTCAAGCGGCGTTTGATGCGAATGTTTGAGGGCATATTATTTAATGTTTTGGGGGGTTGTTACTGCGGGGTGGTCCTAAAACTCACCGCCGTCCGAATCGGCGACGATGGGCTGGTAGGAAAGTGTGGGTGGGTCCCATCGGTATGGGAGGTTGCTGTCGGCAGCAAAATAGATGCGGGCTACGACGCCCTCGGCAGGGAATGCAGCGAGATTGTCAAAGCGCTGAACATCGTCGAAGTCGCTCGGAATGAGATCGCCAGAGAGTTGGCCTGATGAGTCGAGTTGGGGCAGAGCGATATTCTGCGCTGCGCCGGAAAGGGGATTGAAAAAAACCTGCGACATTAGGTATAGGGCGGGAATTTAATCTCGGCGCTACGGAGTTCGGCGTTGTCTGCTGTGGGGGGGTTGGCTCCGAAATAGGTATTCACGATTCGAGCTACTGAGGTGCCGTTGAAAGTGAAATCGACATAGCTTGTGTTGTTTGTCGCGGGGGATGTGAAACGAACATTTTCATACTTCGTGTAAGCGGGAGTGGGAAAACCTGTGCTCACCCGCAGAGCCCCATCTGGTGTGGCTTGGACGGGCTGGACAATGCCAGCGGTGTTGCGAGCGGCGATCTGAATTGTGGGGTTACTCATGTCGTTAATTTAATTATGGTGAAGGGTGTCAAGGGGGTGGTTATTGGAAGCTGGCGCTGTAGCGGCGCACCTCGCCTTTGCGCAGCCAGGCATCGTCCATGCGTTGTTGCAGGATGCCTTCGGCGCGGGCGAACTGGTAGTTGGCTTTGTCCATCTGGCCGTCCTCGGAAAGCGTTTCAGCGAGCGCGTAGAACTTGAGGTAGTCCGCCAAGAACGCGGGGATGCGATGGCGTAGCCAGAACTCCTCATTCGTCGGGAGATTGCCAGTCGTGTCAGCGATGGCCTCGTAGCAATCGCCGGTGGTGTTGTAGTAAACGATGTCGCCAGCGGAGTAGGCGGTGGAGGCGTTGAAAGCGGTCGCTGTGAAGCGGGGCTGAGGCAGCGAGAACTCCACCCAGACTTGGCCGGAGATGTAGTCCGTATCGGTGATGAGGATGCGGTCTTCGGTGACGACGAAATCCAGCGAGAGTGTGACGCGGCCTTCGTCGGGCTTGATGTCATAAACCTTAAGCACATTCCCAATGGCCTTCTGGCCTGGAGCGAGCAGCGGGATGTAGGGGATGAACTCCTCCGCAGGCGCATTCGTGCTGGTCTCGATGTAGGTCGCGGTCGTGCGGTCGTTCCAAGCGACATCCACGGCGGTGTCGATATTTAGCATATCGCCCGCAGCGGTCGTGGTGACGCGCTTGATGCGCCACACAGGGTCCGCAAATTGCGATCCCTGCAAGGCGCGGCCGATGTAGGAGGTCGTGCCGACATAATCCGACTCATAGGTATAAAGCCCCGGCGCATAGCCCTCGCCCACCGGCGTGCGGGCCTCGGTGAGATAGACATCCGGCCAATCAAAGAAGGTCCAAGCCGTCGCCGCAGCGGTGGTCAAATACTCAGCCAGCGCCGTGGCTTGCGAGGCCATAAGCGGCTGCGCGGGGTCGATGCCCATGCGGGAAATCACGCCATCGCGGACGGTGCGGTAGGGCGTCGCTTTCATTGTGGGCCTCCTTGCTGCAACGCGGGCAGGGTGCCTTGGCGGCCTATCTGGGCGTTTTGCTGTTGTTGAAGCTGGAAGTTAAAACCCTTCATTCGCGCCTCGATCATGTTGCGGAAAATCTCGTCTTGCTGGATGCGTTGTTGCAGGGCGGGGTTGGCTTGGATGATGCCTTGGAGAACTTGGGCGCGGAGCTGGTGGTTCTGCCCTTCGGCGGGAAGTTCGGGCTCGGTGCCTGCGGCGATCTTTGTGAAGGCGAGTTGTTCTTCGTTGGCCTCCATGGCGGCGGCGGGGCCGGGGTCGCGGACGAGGATGTCGGCGAGGTTTGGGTCAACCGCAGCCATGATGAATTTGACGAGCCCGGCGCGGTCGATGACACCGGCGACATCCATTGGGACGATGGCTTGGGAGATATAATTGAGCTTCACGCCGAGGGCTTCGGCGTCGAGGTTCTTGGCGTCCCAATCAATGATGAGGTCGAACTTGCCTTGGATGCTTTCGCGGTCGGCCTGGAAGGGAAGAGCCTGCCCGCCGGAGACGCGGAGGATTTGCACCGGCAGCATGTATTGCTGCATGAGCTGGTAGGTCTGGGTGATGATGGCCTTGAAGTCGCGGAGCCAGCGGTCCACCGTGTGCTGTGTGACCAAGGCGACATAGTTGGGATCGACTCCCTCGCCTGCCATGCCGAAGTATTCGTTGACATCACGGCGCACGGCGCGTTCGATCTCGATGGTGCCTTGGTCGAAGGGCGGCGGTTGCATCCAGCCAAACTCATTCGGGCGGCGCTCGGGGATTTGGACGGCGGGGCCGAGCACGATGTCAAGTTTCCCCCTATTGCTCGGTATGCGCATTGGGGGAAGTATGGCGATCCCGGCGCGATCAGTGCGGTAGTCGCGCTGGGTCTTGATTTCGGCCTGCATCGTCGAAACGATCTCGGGGATGCCTCGGGCTTCGAGGATGCACCGGCTCACACGCTCGCGGGCCAACTCGATGAAGGGATACTCGCCGTGTGAGTAGGGGGAAATCTCCTCCTTGGCGAAGATGTCCACATTCGGGTGCATGACGCGGCACATGACTTTGGTAGCGCCGGTCTTCTCGTCGGTCTCCTTGCTGTAAACATGCCAGATTTCCACCAGGTCGCGGTAGTCTTGCCAGAGGATGCTATCGCGGCGGTTGTGGTTCTGCTGCGAATAGACGGGCCACAGGCTTGCGCCTTTGTAGTTCTTGGCCTTCTCGTAAAATTCGTAGGGGTAGCCTTCGGTGAGCGTGCGTTCCTCCAGCTCCTCGCAAGTCACCATCTCGCGCCGGGCGATCCATGGGGCGCGTTGCAGGTCGTAGGTGGCAGTGGGGAAAATAATGTCGTTGAAAGGCTCCAACGCCGTCCACTCAGGCTTGCTCTCAAAAATGTAGGGCTCGGTGTATTCGACGGTGCCCCCTTCGCGGAGCTTGCGGATATTGGCGGCGGTGCCGGTGCCGGGGGCGAATTGCTCGGCCAGCTCGATAGCCACTTCCTCTTGGAGTGGATCGAGGATTGCGCCGATGAGCATGGCGAGGGGGGAGGCGGGGTCGCCCTGCTCTTGGGCCATAACGATGAGGTCTTCGAGGCTGACGGATTTTTCCTCGATGCGCGTCGTGGTTTTCCAAAACACGCCCATGATGGCGAGGCCGTAGGTGGCGCGGATGTTGAGGGCGAGTTCGAGTTCGCGCCGGAGGTCGGAGGCGCAGTGGGTGAAGAGCATCCACTTCAGCACAGACTCGGCGGCCGTGCGGGACATGGCGTCGGTGGACTCCACCGGCATCATTTGCAGGCGGGCGGCAAAGGTCGAGGTGAGGCAAAGCTGGGTCTCGCGGTTGCAAACAAGATCGGCGAGGCGGATGCGGCTGTCGGCAGCGCCTTCCCAGGGGAAAACATTTTTGCCGTAGTTGCTGGCCCACTTGCGGCCATCCGAGGACTGCCCGTCCCAGAGCGACATGCGGGTGTCGTAGTTGCGGCTGCGCACGGCGGAGAACCAACTGCCATCGGTAGCGGCTTCGGTGAGCTGGCCTACCCAATACTTCGTGTCGCGGTCTGGCTCGTCGTCGTAGGACTTCATGCGATGAAAGAGTTGCCAGAGGCCGCTTTTAATGCGGTTACGGCCAGCGCGTATGAAATGACCAGGGAAACAAACCCCGCCGCAATGCGTGAACTGGCAAAAAGATTTGTCATGCTGCTTTGAGGCCCGGCATGAGGAGCATGGTCTTGCCTGTGCCGCCGCAGCGCACGACGCACTGGGGGTAGTTTCGCTTGAACCATGGGATGAAGTCTGGGTCGTTCCAGCAACCGGGGAGTTGCCAGTTCCAGAAGTGGTAAATCTGAGCGTCGATGGAGAGAGTCAAAGCGCCTACGCCCTCGATGGAGCGGAGGTCTTGCTTGGCGTGGTCGGCGGCGATGAGGTGTTGGCGGGCGTCGGCTTGGACGGCCTTGGAGTTCCACTGGGCGAGGAGCTCGTTCTTTACGCCCTCGGCCACCTCGCCGGGGATGTCGCTTAACGCTTCTTTGAGTATTTCCATTATTGAAAAGGGGAGCCCCGGTTGCCGGTGGCCTGTCCTGAGACGAGGGGCCACCGGCAAGGGCTGGGGGGCGGGTGTTACGCAGTAGCTGCGAATTTTCCGAGAACCTGCGGGTTGCTCACGGCAACGCCGAAGATGGCGTCGCAGAAGCCACGGCGTCCGCCGCCACGGTCTTCGAGCTCTTCCATGCGAGGCTTGCGATTGAAACCGATGGAGAGGAGGTCCATGTCGAGCACATAGCCACGGGCGGCCGAGACGGCTGCTGCCGCGCCATGGGCGAGGTAGGTGGACACATGGAGTGACAGGATACCGAAGTCACCTTCGTAGATGTCGATGGTGTTCACGATCTTCTTGTCTTCCACATTGCTGTTGAAGCCACGGACGCTGGACATGACATTTGTCGAGCCAGTCTGAGTGCGGATGAAGTTGGTGAACGCACGCTTGAGGCTGGTGCCGCAAACGAGGTCGTAGTTCCGGCGAGCGCGGCGCACGCCGTAGATGGACTGAAGCACATCGATGACATTGTTCTCGGTGAGAGAAGTGGTGGCAGTCGTGTTGATCGAAGCGGCTGGGGTGCGGAACGCGGCATCCACTGCTGTGGCTGCGTCGGATTGCGCGGTGGAGCTGATCCATGAGCCAACGCCACGGGTCTTGTAGGGGTTTGCGCCGGACTGCACTTGGCTGTCGTTGTCGCTACCCATGATGGCCTCGATGTCGATCTTCAGCTCAACGAGGGCTTTGGCAGCGGACTTATTGAAAGCCTGCTTGCGGCCAACGCCTGCGAGGTCGGCGACATTCTCAACGAGGTCGTCCACTTGGAACGAACGGCGCACTTTCTGGATGCGGCCGCTGAGGAGGACGCGGTTGGCGTGCTGGTCGTCAAAGCTGGAGACATCATCGTTAGCGAGGACGCCTGCGGTTTGCGGGTCGTTGTAGCGGTCGGCAGGCCATTGGAAGAGCACATTGGCTGGCTCCTTGGCTTTTTTGCACATGGAGAAAAGCGGTGTGTCGCCGGGTTCGATGAGGACCATTGCGTCGGAAAGATCCTCGCGTTGGCCTTTGACTGTAGTGATGGGGGTTGCGGGCATAGTAGTAGTTTGGGGGGATTAGGTTTTGGGGTTGGTTAGTTGAAAAGTGAGGCGACGAAATTTTCGGCGGCGTCACGGTTTCCAGACTTCTTCAACGCTTCGAGCGGGTCGGCTTGGGATTTGGTCTTGGGGGCGGCTGAGGGACTGACAACTTTCGGGGCTACGGCTGGCTTGGCGGCTGCCGGTGCGGCAGGCTTGGCCTTGGCTGTGGCGGCTTTCTTTTGGATGGCCTCGGCTTGCTGGAAGCGGAGGGCTTGTCCACGAATGGCGTCACCGATGATCAGCTCCAGGTTCGGTAGCTTGGCGATGCCGGGATACGCTTGGAGCGTAGCCATCATCATTTGCCTGGCCTGGGATTCTTCTTGGAACAACTCGGGGTAAACCTGCCGGGCTTCGTGCTGGAAACTCTCGCGTTGAGCGAGGTAGGTCCGGCGGGCAGGCTCGGCCTTGAGAATCTGGCGGGCGACTCGCAGGCGCTCTTGAAGCTCTTGCTTCGTGAACTTGCGGGTGCTGCCGTCTCCCATAGGCACTTCCACTTCGCCGCCTTCGTAGTCGGCCTTTGCAATGAGATCGGGCACATTGTCGAGCACGGTATTGGCTGCGGCGAGGCGGCTTTCGAGGGCTTCGGCGCTGGTCACATCGGCCAGCGGGTCGGCTGCATCTTGCAATACAATCGGCTGGGCGCGGGTGAGCGCATCCTTGGCGGCGGCGAGTTCGGCTTGCAGCGTGGTGGCTTGCTCCTCGGCGCTTTTGGCGCGTGCGGTGAGCTTGTCCACTCGCTTGGCGAGCTTCTTCACGGCGGGCGCTTCGGCAGACTCAGGGTCTTCCTCGGCGGTCTCGTCGGCGTCTTCCTCGGTGGCGTCTTCGGGTTGTTCAGAATCGGACGGATCAGACGAATCCTCGGTGGACTCGGCGGGATCGGCGTCTTCGGGCTGATCTTCTGGGGTGTTGTCAGTAGGGGTCTCATCCGCGACTGCTTCCTGTTCGGCCTCGGGGGCCGCCGGAGTCTCATCTACGGTCGGGAGTTTGATGCCCAACTGGTCGATGACTTCGCCGATGCTGAATGCTGTTTCTGTCGTCTGTTCCATGGTTTTTCGTTGCGTCCAAGTCGCGGTGTCAGAACTAAGGTGGTTGCCAGCACGCACGGGTTCCACGCGCAGGCGGCGAGTAGTTCAGCACTCGCGGTAAATCGGAATCTGCCCGCCAAATTTGCAGAGCGGAAGAGGCTGCGGGCGCAACGGGTGCAAACGGGACTAAATGGGGGCTAACGGGGGCTAAAAAGATTGCAGAAAAGATTAACCACGGAGGACACGGAGAGCACGGAGGAGGGGGAAGTTACCACTGATTTGCATTGCTGGCTCAGTGGTCAAGCCTCTGTAGGTTTCCTGCCTCTGGCAGAGAACAAAAGGTCCGACGATTTATTTCTTGGAATCGAATGCCTCGGCGCGGGTGCGCTCGATTTCTTCGCGCAAGGTGCGAAGGGCTTCCAAGCCGCCTGCGCTGTGGGCGAGCAGGCCGGGGTTCTGTGCGGTTTGCGGCATGCAGGTAATTTCGGCAGCGTCTTCGATGGCGTCGTTTATTTTTGCGATGACGCTGCGGAACCAGAGTTCCTCGGGCGGCACGCACCATGCGGCTTGTAGGTCTTCAGCACTCATCAAAAAGGAATGTCAGGAGACTCGGAGAGCGGCACGGCGACTGGCTCTGCGGCTGGCGCGGCTTCGCTTGCTGCTTCGGTTTTCTTTGGTTCAAAGTAGAGCTTGAAATACTTCTCGCCGTTGTCGCGGTTCTCGTTGACATAGCCGCTGATCCAGTAGGCAACGCCTTCGATGGTGCATGACCCTCTATGCGAAGGCTGCGTTGGCTTTTCCTGTTTTTTGTTTCGGCTCAGGGTGCCATCAAATCGGATTCGTTTTTCGTTCATGCGAGTTTTTCTAAATCAGCGGCGCGATACCAAGCGCGGCATCCGCGTTTGCAGATCGGGCGAAGAATGCCCGAGTCGATGAGTTTGGTGATTTGCTTTGCAGTGACGCCCAGGCGGGCCATGACATCGCGGCGACGGAGAAGTTTCATGCTTTTTTGATTATAGGGTGAGGGTGTCAATAGCTGCCTCCTGGGCGGGCTTTGAGCATGGCGGGGTCTTCGTAGCCTACGCCGGAGAGCGTGATGTAGCGGAGAATGTCGATCCAGTCCTTTGTCGCTCCCTTTTTGCCATCGGCACCGGTCCATGTTTTCAGCGCATAGATGAGATTCTGACAGCGTTGAGAGATGTAGAGGCGCGGCGAGTTCAGCGCATCCACCGGCGCGTCTTCGTTGTAGGCGAGCCAATCGTTGATGAGCGTGACACCTTCCACAATCGCCTGCCCGCTGGTGGCGCGGAAGTCGAGACCGATGCGGTCGCTGCATTGCTCGATGAGCGTTCGCACGCCTTCCTGTGTCATCGTCGGCGTGTTGCCATAGCGGCTATCCATCCAACGCTCGGAGGGCTCGGCGGAGTCGGTTTTCTCGGCAGCGTCGATGATGCGTTTGTAATCCTCAAAGCCAAAGCCCGCGCAGGCTTTTTGCGCTGGCCCAGGGCGGCCGTCTTGCAGCTTGCCATCTGCCTCGGCCCACGCGCCGGGATAGCCCACGCCCTCGATGTATTCGATCTGGTCCGGCCATTCGCGGTAAATCCAGCACCGGCCATCCGGCGTGTAGCGGATCCAAAGCATGGCCCATGTCTTGCCCTCGCCGGGGTCCACAAAGTGAAAGACCGTGCCATCGCCCGGCACCTTGTCGGCAGGCACCACATGAACCGTGTCGCGGAATTTTGGAAACATCGACATCCTCGCCTTGGTCGGCACGCCGTAGGCACGCATCAAGATTCGCTCGCGGTTGCTGCCGCGCAGCTCGGTCTCCATAGCCTCGGGGTTGCCGTAGGGGTTGTCCGAGGTGTGGAAATAAACGACGCGGGCTTTTTCCCTGGTGCATTGCTGGATGCGCGGCACTTGCTCTAAGCCGATCAAGTTGCCATCGCGGTAGCGCGGCAGGAGCGGGGCGTCGCATTCTTCCAATGTCTTTGCGCCGTCGAGGTATTCTTTGACCGTGGTCGTGTAGCCTTCCACCGGCGTGAAGCCGATGCCGAGTTCACCGTCTCGCGTAAGTAGCCTAAAACGAAGTGCTTCCAGCCAGTCGGGGGTTACTAGTTCGTCTGCCCAACAAAAATTCAACTCCGCACCCTCAATCGAGGAAACATCCATCGAGTAGAACTTGAACCAACACTGCGAGCCATTCGGCAGCACGAAGCTGTTCTCGGTGAAGCCGCCCTTCTGCGAGTAGGTGATATTCGCCACCGCGCCCTTCTTGAGCTTGCCGCTGGCGGAGGGTTTCCATTCTTTCGGCAGATACTCCCACAAATAGGGCTGTTGGTTTTGGATGGATGCCGCTTCGGTGGATTGCAGGCACCACACCTTCGCGCCCGGCGTGTTCACCAAATGCTGCATCGCCTTCCGTGCAAAGTAACGCGACTTGCCCGAGCGGTTGCCGCCGAGGATAAGCAGCTCCGTGACGCCCTTCGGGAATCTCTCCCGCAGCTCCGCATAAGCCGCATCCGCCCGCTCCCAGGCTGGATTCAGCCAGCCATACCGCCAAGGGTCTTCGACCATGCGGGCGATCTGCTCTTCCCGCTCGCGGTGAATGGCAAGCAACTGCGCCTCCGTGGCGGCGACTTTCTGGCCTTGATACCGAACAACAAAGCGTCCATCGGCCAACCGGCCTTCAACCTCGATGAGCGGGATAACAGGGTTTTGCGTTTGGGGAATCATGGGCGCTTGAGAAGAGGCTGCAAAATTTTCGCTTTCGTTTTGTAGCCAAGCCGCACGCAAGTTTCGTGAGCTTCACGCAAAACAGCGCTCTCAGGATAAACGCCCGTCATGCGGAAATACTTGGTTTGAACCCGCAAATCATCAGCGGATGTATGCACGAGACAATCTACTTCTTTCATTTTGCAGCCCTTTTCAGTTCGTGTTCATGCAGGCTTAACCAGGCTACGGCCTTCCCAGCATCGCCAACATCATCGACCGTCACGCACAGATCGGAGATAACCCCGGCGTCTTGAAGAAGGTTCAGCGCATGGGTGGCGTCGATCCGGCGGAAAGCGATGTAGTCGCGCAGGGAGTTCATTTGGATTTCTTTATTTTTGCCAAATCATCCCGGAGTTCAGATACAACGCCGAACTTGTCGTTCTCAAAATCTATTTCAGCCAACGCAATAGCGCGTTCCCCGATATACATTAGCTCTTTGATTTGAGCCAAAGCCTCGTTGCGTTCTTGCTCCAGCCTCGCCAACTCCTCAGTCGAACGAAGTTCCAATCCGGACAATTTGTCCGCAATTCTGGCCGCATCGGCTCGCGCCTCGTCCCGCTCTTTGATAAGTCTTTCGTAGTGGTTGATGGTCATTGTGGCCATATCCCCATTGGCACGATCCATCAGCGCCTGGTCGCGCTCTTCAGCGAGTTTATTGACTGCCAGCATATGCTCGGTGGCGAGGTCGTCGTATTGCTGCCTCGCCTCATTGCACTCGCGCCTCAATACGCACATCGGCCTTTGGCATTGATCGTGACAAGTGTGGATTGCGGCGGCCTTTAAGTTTTCAAACTGCCGCCTCGCCTCGTCGCGCTCGCGCCGGAGCTGCGCGATCATGGAAAGCATTTCGTTCGGAGTCATCCCCTCACCTCTGCTTCACTCTTGCAGTCTTCAGTCGCTACGCAATCGAGATGGTATCTCCCATTTTTCCAAAGCCATAGCTCACGACTCACCGTTTCCAGCTTCTCATTGTCATGGCGCAAGTTCTTCCGCAGCGTGCGGATCACGCTGGTAAGGTTCATGTTTTCCTCGATGAGCTTTTCGACTTCCGCTTGGAGTCGCCGGTTTTCGCTTAAAAATTCACTCATCGTTGGCCTCCTCTTTGAGTTGATCGACAAAATCCCATGCTTGCTTTGCTCGTAGGTCGAAATACCTGGCCATGAGATGCGCCACGCCTTGTAATGTGGTTTCTTCTGCGGTGCAGAACTCCTCAACCAGGCAGGCTATCTGGCCGAGCATGACCCCGTGTTTTTGTTCGTCACTCATAATTCACTTTCAAAAGTTCGCGCTTTCACGATCAAGCGCCTGGCATTTTCCATGAGGTCGAAGAAAACCTCCTGCTCGCCGATGTCTCGGGTGTATTCCGGTGGTTTCACATAGGTGAGGACGGCGCGGAGGTTGGCGGCCAGCTCGACCGAGAGCTTGCAACAATGCGCCACTCCAGGGTGATCCTGCCACTCGCGGTGACAGGCGGGGCAGGCTATCGCTGAATCAGATACTATTGACATATTTATGGGTGTTGTATGGGGTTAAAAGGGTGAATGCGCGTATCCGTCGCGCCCCGGCTCTGAGTCCGTGGTTTGTGGAGACCATTCAGAGGGAGGTCATTAGTTTTTAAGCCATCCGCGCAAATTCCGTTCAGACTGCGGCCTCCTCGCGTGACTCTCACCGACTGGCACTCACGGCTTACCGATTCGCTCATCGCAAAAGACTTAGCTCGATGCGGTGAATCTCGTTCTCGATCTCCGCCAGCATCGACCACTGCTCGCGGTTATAGGTGCCTTTAAACGGGAAATCGCACCGAGAAAATTTGCCGTTCTCGAAGGTAATGATCACTTTGCCCAAAGTGTCCGGACACTTTGGGGCGGCGATGTCTGAGGTAAGTTGGAAATGATATTCCGTGATGCTGCGCGTGGATTTGTGGCTGATGGTCATGGTTTTATTTTTTACTTCTGTCTTTCGTTCTGGTTGTTGCTATACGCCTTTTCGGTCACATTTTTGAAAAGCGTGTGCTGGCCGATGAAGTTCATTTTGATTTCCGGCGTCGGGCCGTTTCTTTGTTTTGCAAGGATGAGCAAGGTGTTGTGATCCATCGGCTCATCGTCGGCGTCGGATTTTTTCTTGTTTTTGTCCAGGCGGTGGATGAGGAGCACGGTGTCGGCGTCTTGCTCGATGCTGCCGGATTCGCGGAGGTTCGAGAGCTTTGGCTTGGAGCCTTCGTCGGCGTCGCGGTTGAGCTGCGCCAGGGCGATGATGGGGATGTTCAGCTCCTTGGCCGTGGTCTTGAGCGCCTTGGAAATCTCGCTCACTTCCAGCGCCCGGCTCTCGCCTGCCCGCTTGGAGGATCCGTGCATGAATTGCAGGTAATCGACCACGATGAGGCCGAGGCCGTGCTGCGACTTGGCCCGCCGCGCCCGGCTGCGGAATTGCGCCACGGTGAGGCCCGGCGTGTCGTCGAGGTAGAGCTTGCTCTGCACCAGCCGGGTGGCTGCGCCCGAGACATTCCCCATGGCTCGGCCGTCAAAAAACCCGTCGCGTGTGCGCTGGAGGTCCAAGCCTGCCTCGGAGCAGATCGCTCGAATCATCAGCTCGGAGCTGGGCATTTCCACCGAAAAGACCAGCGTCGGCACGGCATTTTGCATGGCCGCGTGGAGGGCTATCTGCATGCCAAGCGCCGATTTGCCACAGGCAGGGCGAGCGGCGATGACGATCATCTGCCCGCCGAGGAACCCGCCGGTCGAGCGGTCCAGATCATGGATGCCGGTCTCCAGCCCCACGGTCTCGCCTCGGGTGTGATACACCTTCTCGATATGCTCCACGGCGGCCAGCACGGCGTTTTTGCAGTGCGAGACAGGGTTTTCCCTTGTCGAGTGCTCTCGGAGGGCATACAGCGCCTGCTCGCAGCGTTCTTGGGCATCCTCTGTGGTGAGTGCAAAGTCGTTTGCCGCCTCGGCCATGGCGAGGGCCGCTTGGCGCATGGCACGGCGTTTCCAGACATCCAGCACCTCGGCAGCGTAGTGCCGCCAATTCATCGTGATGGATAGTTCCTGCACCAGCTCAGTCACATAGGCATAGCCGCCGCACTCCTCAAGCTGGCCCGCCTTCTCCAACTCGGTCGTCACCAGGATAAGGTCCACCGGCCGGGCAGCCTGCCGCATGGCGGCGACAATACCCATGATCGTCTGATGCGCGGGCAGCACAAACTGCTCGGGCGACAGCGCCTCCAACACGCTATCTGCCGTGCGGCCATCGGTGATCGCCGCGCCGACCACGGCTTTTTCGGCGATTTGATTTTCGGGAAGGATGCTTTTCATCACGCAGCGAGGAGTTTATGTTTCGCCATGGCCCGCGCCTTTTTTAAATTTGAGCCAAACCCGAGGAGGTTGAAAACCTGACACGACACCCGTGTATTCAACTCGTAACCCATGAGGCGGTATTGGATTGCCCCATCATCGCTTGTCACCGGCGATCCATCCTCGCGCCACATGGTCTCGTAGATCGGGTCTTCGACTGGGCGGCTCTCATAGACGCCCACCTGCCATTGCAGGAAATCATTCTTGCACTCGGGGTTATGCCGTGTCACGACATAGACCACGCCTTCTTTTTCTATTGTTTCGATTGTTTGTATCATGTTGGTTTTTATTATGCTGCTGCGAGTTCGCGTTGTTTTTCACGAACCCAAGATTTCATGCTGTCGGGGAGAAGCGCCCAAGTGGTGAGGTTCACTTCGGGAAATTCCGTCTCGATAAGATCACGCCATCCAGCGGGTTCGGTGGAGACAGGAGCCGTTGCGCTCACGCTCGCCCCACTGCGCCCTGCCCAATCCCTTGCCCGGCTCACCTCGGTGAGAATGTTATTCAAAAGCGTAGCTAAGTCCTTGCGGCGAAACTGCGCCGCCGCGCCTTCTTTTTGCCGATAGGCCCACTCCAGGAAGCGCCAATCATCTTCGCTCACGGCCACCGCCGCTTTTTTATTTTTCTCCCAAGCACGGGAGGAGGAGGAGTCAAGAGGTGTCGAGTCTCGAAGGTTGAAGAGATTTCGGAAGCGGGTCAGGACAGGATGCGTCGTTTCTGGCTTTGGAGTTTCTTCGATTTCCAACTCCATGTCCCCTGTGGGGACTATAGGGGATATATACTGGTTATTGGTTACTGGTATCGGCGCAATTGCTAACCTATTGGTTTCATCTTGCTTTCCTTTTGGTTTAGCTTGTTTTTTTGGAGGGCGTCCACCACTGGCCCCCACCTCTTTACGCTTACGGCAAAGATTCCGGTAACCTTCGATTTCTTCCTCTACTCGGCCGCAAATCCAGCCATTTTCCGTGAGCACGAAGAACTCGTTCAACACAACATCGACAACTTCTGCCGCAATACGAATCCTACGACTAACCAATTGGTTATTGTTTGGTATAGGTTGTTCGTCAGTGTAGTAGAGGTCAAGAAGCCTGCGATACGCTAAATCTTCCTCATTAGTGAGATGCGTTGTATTAACCGCATAGTCCTTGATATTAAATCTGTAAAAGTGCATTTTCTATTTTTTCTTTCGATTTTGAAGCTGAGAGTCCCACCAAACGCTGCGCGTCCGGACGCCTCTTTTTTCCAGCCAGCGGTCGCAGGCCGCCGAGATCGCCCGGCTGTCGCGCACAGAGATCCAACCCACCCGTGCATCGCCCGGCTCCAGGGCTTGCACGGAGTTTGATTGGGCGTTCTGCGTCTGGTGCTGGTCGTAGTCCACGCCTTTCATGCGGTGATAGGCTCAGGTGCCATCTCCACGCGCCGACGCAGGCGGTGGAAGCACGCCAGCGTCATCAGCGCATCTTCCAGCGCATTGTGCGTCTTGCCAGATCGGGAGAAGCCCAGCGCCGCTGCGATATGGTCCAGATTCAGCCGAGGCTGCCCATCCTTGCCCACCGGCAGGGTGAGAGCCCCCACCTCGTAGGCCAGCCACGCCGTCGCTTGCAGGTCCACCATCTTGCCCATCGGCCAAGTCAGTTCATTCCGCGCAAACGCCGCCCGCAGGAAGTCGCGGTCGAACGCCACATTGCAGCCAGCCAGCACCGAGTAGCGCCGCTCACCCAGCCAGAGGGCCAGATCCTGCATCACATCGCGCTCCGGCCGCCCGTTTTTTTCCAGAAAATCGAGAGTAAAGCCATTCTTTGCCAGCGCATCCGGCTCGCAAAGCCACTCAGGGTTTGGCCTGATAATCGCAGTAAACGCCTCGTTATCCATGGAATCCACCGCCGCCACGCTAAGAAGCGCATTCTTCGAGGGGTCAAAGCCCCCCGTCTCCGTGTCGATGACAATGAGTCGTGATTTCATTTTGCCTCCTTCGGGGGATTTGGAAGCGGCATCCAATGCAAAACCGGCTCCTCCTCGTGAATGCGATACCCGGCGACATTGCGCCAGATGTCTCCGTCAAGGAATCCCGTCCAAACCTCACCGCCCAGCGTGTGAATGATGACCGTCTCGCCATCGTCAGGAAGCGTCACTGAAGCATCCCGCCACTCCATCTCCGTGTTCTCTGTGTTCTCTGTGGTTATTTTCATTTTTTCGGGGCCGTTTTTTTTTGCTCAATAAAACGGCGATAGAGCGCAACGCTCACAGCCGCAGACTGAAACAGGGTTGTTGTTTTTTTCATAAAGTGCCAATAGCAGGAGAAAACCGTTGTTTGAGAGGAGCCCAAATATCGCGCTCTCCAGGCAGCGCCGGAATCATCTCACCAGGGCGGTAGAACCGGCTGTCCTTCACGCGCATGAGCGCCACGCGCATCGTGCCCGCCTCGCCCGTAGGAATTTGCACCTGCACCAAGTAGCGGTTCGGAGTCGGGCGATACACCTTCACCTTCACCGGATCAGGCGTCACCGCCTCCGGAGTCACAGCAGCGGCCACCGCCGCGTTTTTTTTATTTTTTGAGTCAGCCATAGGTTAGTTAGTTGAAAGCTCCTCAGCGGCCTCCTGCGACGAAGAGACCCCTTTGCATAAAATTTTCCGCTCACCCAAATCAGTGGGTGTCATAGGGGGGGTGTCCGAAAATCCAGACCCCCTCCCCCCCTCCTGATCGACCGCCACGGCCTCGACCTCGACCGGCTCGACGGCGCAGGTGGCATCCAAAGTGGCGACCCGCAGCCCTCCTGCGTAGTTAGAGCCTTCTGATTCGGTATCAGAGACCGCATCGGCAGCGCTCCCAGATCCGTCCAATCCGCCCGATCCGCCCGACCCCTTTTGTCCCGACCCGCTCCCGTGTGGACCGGTTACCGGCAGCACCTCAGCCTCGAGCACCGGCAGGCTGGCCAGCATCTCCGAGAGTTTATCCTGGTTAACCTCGACTCGCTCCACTCGGGCTGTGGCCTCACCCGAAAGCAACTGGAGCTTGTCCACCATCACCGCAGCGACGATGGCCGCATCTTTGGCATTGTTGATGGAAGGCACCAACTCGACAACTCGCTCCACCGAAAGGCGGGCCGCAGTCCTCACATTCTTGAGCAACTCCTTTTTCTGCTGCTCTATAGGAAATTGTTCCCGCTCTTGGACGGCCGCCACCGTGTTCCTACTCACTCCCAACGCCCGAGCCATGGCCGACATACTCAGCCCCTCGGCGCTCATGCGGCAGATCGCCCGGTAAACCTCCGGCCGACGGGCAAGCAACCGCTCACCGCTAAACTCTCCCGTGGCTTCGAGCTTCTCAGCCCCGATTTCCGCCTCCGCAAAAAGAAAAGGCGCGGCAGATTCTAAGGCGTCGGCTTTCATCAAAGGGGATTCCATAAAAAACAAAAAAGCGGCGGCGCTAAGTGAGCGACGCGGCCCACGGTTTGCGACCAGGGCGGAGATACACCGAGCCACCAATGCGGCCTTCCTCGAGCACCCGCTTGATGCTGGACTCCGGAATCAAAATGCGATCACCCAGGCGGACATGAGGAAAAGTCCCGTCATAGAGCCTCGATTGCACCGCCGACCTGGAAAGACTAAGCAGCTTGCAGAGCTGGGCCGGGCTATAATGCTGCTCAATCATTCCCCGATCCTCCAGGCGAGCAACGCCAGCGCCGCAGCCGGTCCAAGAGCGCACAGCGCTTCCCAGGTCCAACCGATAAAATGAATCGCATCAGGGGTGATCATTTGTCCACCTCCACCGAAAACGGCCTAAGTCCAAAAATTTCAAAAAAACGCGCCCGCGCAGCCTTTGCGGATGTCGCCCGCACATAGTCGCCAAACGGACCCCGCAGCGGATCCATCGCCCGGCACAAAAAAAGGCGGCTCATATCTGGCCCTCCGCTGTCGCTTTCTCAACGGCTTTTGCTAAGAGTTGCCGCACAACGGCGGCCCGGCTGATCATTTGGCGCTTGGCCATCTGCTCGATTTTCTCGTGGATTTCTCGTGAGATTTGAGTTTGTAGAGTTTTCATGTGGTCAAGTGGGGTGTTCACCTCACTTCCTCGTTTCTCGTAGGTTTCTCGTGAGAATGCAACAAAAAAATTGAAAGAAATTTTTCCTGCTTTACAAGTCTCTTATGAGAAAAGAAAAAACCGGGCACGGAGTAGGGAAAGGGTCCGTGTCTATTTCTACCTCGGTGGACGAAAAAACCATGGAGCAAATCGACGCACTGGCAGCCCGAAGCGGGCTGACTCGCGGCGGCTGGGCGCGTGCTGCACTTACAGAGGCGGCATCAGAATCTGCCTGCTACGCAAAAACCACTACCAGAACAAACCCGCAGGGAAACCATCCTCCCCAGGACAATGCCCAGAATGTGGTGAATCCATTGCAAACCTCCGATGGTGGATTATCAACTCAGACAACCCCGAACTCCCGCCAGGCTGGATAAGCGAAATCCACGACCTAACCAGCCCATGAAACCACTTCTCGCCCTGCTCGCCCTCCTCCTTGCGGCCTGCGCCAGCCCTGAGCCCGAGACCTACGCACCGCGAGCCCGGCCAGTTGCGCCGCCCATGGAAATCCTCATTGAAACCAGCCCACCCGGCGGCATCGTTGATTGGAATGGCAATGTCCTGGGCGCTGCCCCCGTGACGCTAAAAATCCGCCCCGACCTCACCGCAAGCGGCCGCCCACGCTGGCCCGAGACCGGCGCACTCAGTCACATTTTCCGCGCCCGCTGGCCCAACGGCGACCGCACCGCCGAGATATTTCTACCCGACGAAATGCCCCCGCAACGCATCGCAATCATTTCCCCCGTCCAAGAACTTTACTGGGGATACGAAAAGAAAAAACCGCTGGCCAAATTTCCATAGCCACCCGCAGAGCCTCATTTTATCAGCCTCCGCGAGTGTCAAGCACTTTCTGAAAAAATATTTTCAAAAAAAATAAAAATAATTCTTGCGCCCCTTTTGAATCTTTATAGATTCATTTCCAAGCGAGCCAACCACGGCCCGCCTCGGTCCAGCGAAACTGGAAAAAATAAAGACCTCGGCCAGGCGAATCCTGGAACAATAAATGAAACTAAAAACCATCCTCGCTGTGACACTCGCTACAGCATCCACCGCCAGCCTTGCGCTTGGCTCGTCGTTCACCCTTATTCACGGCCCCGAAGCGTTCATGCTCGGCCTGACTGGGTTTCTGCTGTTCGGCCTCTCCACCGCAATCCTCAACCGCACCGTTTAAGAAAGGCCCCATATTATGACAATCACACGATTCGCCAGGACACGCAGCAACGGCGCGGTGAACTTCACCAGCCGCACCGGATCCATCGAACCCGAACGCCTCCGCCAGATTGCGCCATCGGTATTCGCCGAGCAGGCCCACGGCAGCCGGTCCGCCGCATACAAATACATTCCAACGAGCGAAATTCTCACCGGCCTTGCCCGGCAGGGCTTCCGCCCTTACGCAGTCATGCAAGGCGGCAGCAGGGAGGAAGAAAAACGCGGGTTCACAAAGCACCTCATCCGCCTCCGCCACGATAGCCAGCCGCTCCAAGTCGGCGGCACGCATAACGAGATCGTTCTGTTAAATTCGCATGACGGAACTTCATCCTACCGCCTCATGGCCGGAGTTTTCCGCCTCATCTGTGGCAACGGCATGGTAGTTGCTCAAAACCTCATCGACGACATCCGCATCCCCCACAAAGGAAACATCGAGGGCCAAGTCATCGAGGGTTGCATCAGCATCCTCGACCGGCTCCCCGAGGTCTCCGAGAGCATCCGCGAAATGGACGCCCTCCGACTCACCCCAGGCGAGCAACAAGCATTTGCCCGCGCCGCCCTGGTCGCCAGATATGACGACCCCGAGAAGCCCGCACCCGTCAAAGCCGAGCAGATCCTCACCCTCCGGCGCCATGAGGACGCAGCCCCGACCATGTGGAACACATTAAACGCAGTTCAAGAAAACCTCGTCCGTGGTGGCCTTGGCTATGTCCAACGCAACGAAAACGGCCGCCTCGTAGCCCGCCGCCGCACCCGCGAAATCGGAGGCATCGACCAAAACACCAACATCAACCGCGCCCTGTGGGCACTGGCTGAGGAAATGAAGAAACTGAAAACCGCCTAATCTCAACCCGGCGAGGGTCCGATCCCCTCGCCACCTTTCAAAACATGAGCACCACAGCACTAAAAACATTGGAATTTAAAAACTGGACCGGCTTGACGCTGGCCCAACTCATCGAAGCCGGCCGCGTTACATGTCCCCAGGTCATCCTGGAATTTGTAAACGCCGCCAACCCGCCAGCAAAAATCGCCGACCTCAAAACAAACAAAGAAGCAGCCCACGAAATCTCCGCCAACCTATGAGCACGCAACACACACCCGGCCCTTGGCGCGTTTACTTTGAATCGGATGCATTTGACTCTGCGCAAAGCATCCTCCGAATAATTGACCCAAGGGGAGACGACCACCCGCAAGGGCCCCTTTCAATCGCAAATATCAATGTTGCAGCCCACGCCCCACATTTAGAGGAACCGCTTGCCAACGCCCGCTTGATCGCCGCCGCTCCGCAGATGCTCGAAGCACTCCGCGCCGCCCTTGAACCTACGACGCCCGAGACCGAGGGCGAGCAGCTCCGCGACCAGATCGCCGAAGCCATCGCCGCCGCCACCGGCGAGCCAGCCGACTATTGACACAAACCAAAAAACCAACCAAACCAAGCCACAAAATGAAAATTCAAGAAATAAACGCCCTCCTCGACGCTATCAACAACCTCGAAAAGCCCGAGGAAATCGCCCAAATCCTTTGCGTTCCAAACAACGAAGACGGAAGCATCCACGCCGACACAACTTTGCAAGAAGCCATCGACGAGGGAACGCTTTGGATCTCACTCGACATTTACGCCTTCCGAACCTTTTCGGCAGCCGACGAACTCAAGCGAGGCAACGCCCGGGACAACATCATTTCCCAAATTGAAAAAATGCCAGGCGTCGCCGAAGTCGTTCAAGACGGGACATCCGATCATGTCGATTACGGAAACAATCCCGCTTTCCGCGTAATTCTAAAATGACCCCCGAGCAACTCACCCGCGCCGCCTCCTCGATGGAGGCGGCGCTTGCCCGTCTCGACATCGAGCCCGGCATCACCACGGCGGCCGAGCTGGCCGCCGACGACGCCGAAATTCTGCCCGCCCTGGTGGATGGCCAGCCGGTAATTACCCCCGAGCCTAATTCCGGCATGTCTGAAGGGCGCAAAATTTAAACCCAAACTCACCCCACCCCATAAAAACTCAACCCGCGCCGGACGATTTCCGGCACCTCATCAATGGAAACCTTAAAAATCTACAACGCCCTGGCATTGCTCACCGACACGGCCAAGCTTGTCTTGCGCGACATAGAAAACCCCTCCAGCCTCGCCGCCAACCTCAACTTTTTAGCCCAAGCTGTAGCCAGCGCCGAGAAAATCCTGTTAAAACATCCCATCCCATTTAATCAATGACACCCGACCTCAACGAACCCCACGGCAACACCGGAAACCGCAACAACGCACGCGACCCCGAGGGAGCCGAAAACATGACCAGCAAAATCCTCTTCTTCTGCTACCCCGAAGAAAAATCCGCCTGGGTCCGAGCCGCCAAGCCCGAAAAACTCAGCGCCTGGATCCGCCGCCAACTCAACACCGCCACCGGCCGCCCCGAACGCCCCGACCCCGAGGAATGGCGACAAATCCGCAAGTAGCAAGTGGCCTCCAAAGTGGCGACCTTAAACATAAGTCAATAATAATGAACGAACCAACCACAAACTACGGATCAGAAGGTTTGAGGTTCGACTCCTCATGGCTGCACTCCCCCTCTTCTCTTAAAGTGGCGTCCTTGCGCCGTTTTCCCTCTGTAGCACTCAGAAGATTGCTGCTTGTTGGGTTTTCGAGGGCTTGCAATGCTTGCGCGATTTGCTTTGTTTTTCGGGTCGAAGTGGTGTCCAAAGTGGTGTCCCTATTATGAGAAAACATGGCGAGATTTCGGTCGATTGGATTGCGGCGAAAAATACTTGGTATTTCCGCGTCCAGGTAGATGGCGAGCGGGTGAGCAAGAGCACGGGCGTGCATGTGCACTCGGCGGCGGGGAAGGCGGCGGCGCTGGTGAGGGCTAAGGCGATTGCCTTGGCGCTGGCTACGGCGGACGAGCACAAGATTGCTGCGGTGGTGAAGCGGCCGGGCTTTGCGAAGTGCGGCGAGGTGGCGGAGATTTACAAGGAGCATGGACCGGCAGCCTCGAAGACGAAGAGCCTAAGCCGGTTTGCGACTTTTGTGCGGGAGGTGACAGAGCGGCAGGACTGGCAGGAGCAGAGCACGCACCTGGTGCTGACGGCCTCGGCGATGCGGGGATGGATTGAGGCCCAGAAAAAGGCGGGGCGCTCGGAGAGCGGCATCCATACCGATGTTCAGACGATCAAGAGCGTGGTGGCCCGTAAAAGATTTTACCTGTTTGAAAAATTGAAGCTGCCGAATCTGACGGATTTCTGGGCGGTGTCGGGGGGCTCGGCAACGACGGAGGGTTATCAGCCTATCGACCGCGAGGCGCTCCGGCGTATGGATCGGGCGGCGAGGATCCCGCTGCGGCGTCAAAATGCTCGGGTCTGGGCTATCTATTGGCTGATGCGCAAGGCGGGCTTGCGCAATGACGAGGTGCAATATCTCAAGTGGAGCTGGGTGGATTGGCAGGAGGATGGCACGGCGGACCTGGTATTGATTAAGCGCGACGACTGGGCTCCCAAAGGCCGGAGCGGCCGCGTGCCGATGCGGGCGCGGTTGCTGCGGTTGATCCAAAAGGCGCTTGCAGGCGAGAGCGAGTATGTGATTCCCAGGACAAGCAAGACGGAGGCTTTTGACCTGACGCATTACGGCATCAATGAATTTGTGAGGCTCTACATTCCTGACGGGGAGAAGGGCGCTTACAACCTGCGTAAAGAATACGGCGCTCAGATTGCGGCGAGGGATGGCATCGAGGTGGCGAGCCGGTTACTGCGGCACAGGGACATCCAGACCACATTTAATCACTACCACAATCTCATCAACCGCCCGAAGCCGCTTTAGCGTTGCTTGTAGTATTGGCTTTCTTGGACGAGGGAGCGGATGGCGCTTTGGGCGCTTGAGCGGTTGCCGAGTTCCATGGATGTCTCCACTTCGTCCATGGCGTTTCGATAGGCTCGGTTCCACATTCCGAGCTCTTGGTATCTAAATTCTTCGCGCTCGCTGCGTTGTTCGCTGCGGGTTTTGAGGTAGTTGTATTCGGTGCGGAGCCCGTTGACGAAATCTGGCAGCGAGAGGCGCACCTTAGCCATGTCGCGCTCGTCGGCCTGGTTCAGCTTCAGATCGTTTTGGTAAACTCCCCTGTCGCTGATCTTGAGAAATTTGTTCAGCACCGGCGTGGCGCTGATTGTCATTTCGGTGAGGGTGTCGGCCTCGGTGTCGTAGTTGAAGAAGTTTGTGATGCCGGTTGCGCCGAGCGTCCAGCCGAGCATGGGCTTGGTTGCTTCCCATCCCCCGGCGAGCCATTGATCCTCGGAGAGGATGTTGCGGTTGCGGAAATTATCCCTCGGGTTTCGGCCGGCCAAGAAGGTTGTCCAGTTTTGGCCGACCTCGATGAGCGTGTTTTGCCCTGGCACTTGCGAGCTGATGCCTGCGAAGACATCGCCAAGCTGCGGCGCGGTGGGGTCGCCTTTGGCGGAGCGGATCGAAGCGCTTAGGACTTTGCCGACGACGCCATTGATGACGCGCAGCCCTTCATCTTGCGGCAGCCGGAGGTAGGCTGTCTTGCCGCCGGTGTCGCCGGTGGAGACATTCCCCAGGGGAAGGACGGCAAAGTTGGTCATGTCCCAGTTCGGCACGCGGGAGTAGAGTTTTTGCAGTTCTTCGCCGAGGACGCCTTCCTTGGCGAGTGTTTGCAGCACGGCTATGAGGCCGCCGCCGGTGAAGAGCCAGGCGAGCCACCATTCCTTGGCGTTCATGTTGCGCTCGGCTCCACGGAAATTGCGCTGGAGCGATTCGTAGGACCGCAGAAAAATGTTGAGAAACGGCACAATGGCCCCGGCTGATGAAGCGTGGCGGCCTTTCTTGTAGTAGTTGGGGATGCCGATGTGGTTGCGGATCGTGTTGGCGGCTTGCGGTGCGGGCATTCCCATATCCTTGACGAGCACCTTGTAGGCCGACGCCTTGGGAAGCATCTGGAGAATCTGCCCGGCAAACTCGATGGCTTTAAGCGGGGCCATGAGGGCTCGCACATAAACATTGCGCGACTTCTGGTCTTGGAGGTGAAACTTGCGCAGGATGGCATCGATGCTGTCATCATTACTCCCCATGGGGCCGCCAAAGGCCGAGTGAGGACCCCCTGTCGCGGCGCTTTCGATCATTTCGCGCATAAGTTGCGTCTTGCCCACATCTCCTTGCGCCCAATCGATGGACGCTCCCCAAGCTTCGGGGTCGAGGAGGCGCATGACAAACCTTGCGCGGCCTTTGATGCCTCCTGGCATGTTGGTGAGTGACCTTTGCAAGTCGCGGAGGGGAGACATGAAAAGCTGGAAGGCCGGGTTGTAGCGAATGATGGCCCCATAGACGAGGCGTTGAAACCCCGTCGAAAGCAGGCGCAGGATCGCATCGCGCTCGGCGGGGGATTTGTCTTCCCACATGGCGGCGTAGCGTTTGGGGATATGAGCGCCCACACGCTGGCCATTTACTTTCCACTCCACCATAGACAATGCCGAATTTTTGGGAGGCTGCGGCTCCATGGTTTTGCCGTTGTATTTCATGGGCGCAGTGGTGACGAGCTCGGGCGAGGTTTGCCTGATTACCCGCACGGCTTCTCGGGTGAACCTGTTGTTCTGCGCGGCGCGGTGGATACTTATGACTTTGAGCACCGTCTGCTGGAGAGGGTCGGCGATTTCCTTGAAGGTGCCTACCTGCTTGCGGATCGTTGAAGGAAGATACTCTTGGACATATTCGAGCGGAGTGAACGCGGCGTAGTTGTCCTTGTTTGTGCTGATCGTTTTCCACAGCTCTGCTGAAAAAAGGCCGGACTGATTGGCGTCTTCCATGATGGAGTAAATCACATCACGAAACCCGCTTACTGCGGTTTCCAGCGCGGCGTAGCCCTCGGGACCAAGCGTTGCTTGCAGCCTGGCAAGCGCCTCCCTTGCCGTCCGGTCTGTCTCGCCGCCGGGGTTGAACATGACTGCGCGGCCGGTCTCTCCGACGACTTCCATTTGCCCGTCGATCTCTCGGGTTACTTCGAGGCGCTCATTGGCGATGCGGTGGTATTTGAGGAAGATGCCGAAGTTTTCGCGGGCTACACCGGCCGCATCGAGGCTTTGGTAGAGGCGGCCTATGTCGGCCAGCTTCTCTTGGAGTTTACTTTCGGCAAGCGGATGCTCCTCGGTGAACCAGCGGATGCTGTCCTCCTCGGCTGGCGTGATCTTCCCGGCAGCGCGAGCCTTTGCGGCAGAATCAATGATCGGCTGGTAGATATTCCAATACTGGTCTTTGAGATTCTCCCACCATCCAGTGAGGCTGGCGCGGCGGGCTTGAGCGGCGGCGCTTTTGCTAATGAAAATCTCAGCACCGGCTTTGAATGCCTCCATGTCTCGGGCGAGGCGTTTATCCAGCACGGCGTCGCGGCCTTTGCTGATGCGGTCGTAGATTTCTGCCAGCTTGGCTTTGACTTGGGGGCGGGAGTCGAGGTTGTTCCAGAAGGTATCGTAGAAAATGGGGGCGCGGGCTTTGAGGTCGGCGGGGCTGTTGAGGAGGACGCTCATGGCGTCGGCGAAGAGTTCCTCGGAGCTGAAGCGGTAGGCGAGGTGCTCGGGGGTGGCGCGGGTAATGTCGAAGGGCTTCCACCATTTGGTCAGGTCGATGAGTTCTTGGCGGATGTATTTGAGGTCGGCCACATTTCGGGCGTTCATCTCGCTGCGCATGGCGGCGTGGAATGCTTCGCGGAGTTCGTCTTGGGTCGGCTCGCGGCCGCCGACGGTCTGCGTTTCCTCGCGGGTGTTGGTGCCGATTTGAGCGCCTTGAACTTGGAACTTTGCCAGGCGGGCGTCGAGGATTCCCTTCATAGCCTGCTTAACGATGTTGGCTTTGGTGGCTCCGTCCTGCCGGGCGAACCAATCGTAGAGTTCCGGCCATTGCTCGCGGGCGTCGAGGCCGAAGAGTCCTTTGACGATCTCGGGGGTGACTCCGCTCTGTGCGTAGATGGGCTCGTTGACTATCACCTTGCGCACCTCGCCTTCGAGGGAGGCGCGGAGGTCTGCCTCGGCTTTTGTGCGGATGGCTTCCCGTTGCTTACTGGTGATGGGTTGCTGGCTGTAGGCCCAGCCTTCCACCGGCGCGGGGTTAGGATCGAGCGGGATGCTTTGCTTGAGCGTTGGGTTTCCAGAAATGATTCCCAGGAGATTCCCCTTCTCCATGCGGAAGTCATCCATGAATTGGATATTATGCCCGATCTCGTGCATGAAGGTCATCATGGCCGAGGCTTCGCCACCGGCCTTGATGAGGTCGGGGTGCAGGGTGATGACGCCTTGGCCGTTCGGGCTGAAGCTCCCCAGCGCATTGCGCTTGCGAGGAATTTGCACCGTGGGGCTGCCGCCGGAGAGGGCTTTGACAAACTCCACGGCCTCGGGCATCTCGACCACCGGCACCTTGTCCAGGCCGCCGAGGATGAGCGGCATGGTCCAGGTGCCATTCATGGCACGCACTACGCCCACGGCGTCGGGGTAGTCGGCAAAGACCTGGGCGTCATTGTAGGTGTTGAGCGCGGGCTTGGGGATGGTGGCCGCTGCGGGCATGACCGGCCCTTGCGGTCCGGCGTCGGCAAATGCCATTTTGGTTTGTCCCTTTTGCGCTTCCTCGTAGGCCGCTTGTTGGCGCTTGGCTTCGTCGGCTTCGCGTTGAATTGTTAGGCTGTCATCCAGCACCGGGCGGTCGAGGCTGAATGGCATTTCGGACGGACTAAAGATATTGCCGGAAAAAGGATCGTTCTGCTTGGCAGGGGCAGGCGTGTCGATGGGTTCGCCAAAGAAGTTGTCTATGTCGCCGGTGGGCGGGGCGGCGAGCTCGGCTTCCTGCACCCACATTTGCGTGCCGTCTTCCACTTTCTGGAGGCCAAATTTTGAACCGTCTTGGAGGGAGATGGTAAATGTCTCGGGGTCGATGGCTTTCACATTGAGCCACTCGTCGCCGATCTTCACCTTGTCGCCGATTTGCAGCGAGCTTGCAGAGATGGGTTGCAGCTTCGCTTTCTTGGAGTCGGATGGATCGAGGGCGTGCTTGGAGAAATTGTCGTATTGCTTCTGGAGCTTGTTGTATTCGGCTTCTTGCGGGTCGCCATCCTTGAGCTGCCGGTAGCTATTCACCTCGGCCATGTAGGCGTTGAAAAGGGCGTCGGGAGATGGGTCAGAGATAACGCGGTCGCGGTAGAGTTCCTCGGCGCGGACATCGTAGGGCTTGCCGGTGGAGCGGTGCGTCTCGGCAAAGTGCCTGCCGGTGCGGCGTATCTCATTCCAGTTGTCATTCTCCCCGCCTGCTTTGCCGCTGGCGCTGGGGCGCATTGGGCTTTCTTGCAGCGCGGAGAGGACAGGAAACATAGCGGGATCGTAGGATATGCGAGGGAACCTGCGCTTTGGCTTGGAAACAGAGGCCCCCTCCCCGCTGATCAATTCGGGTGAGCCTGTTGATGCAGGCGCTCCACTTGCGGCGGCTGGGGCCGTAGAGGTGTTCGGGGGGATTTCGGTTGCGGTCGAAGGGTCGAAGGTCTCGGGCGGGTTAACCTGTGGGTTAATTGCGGCCGGTGCTGGTAGGGCTTGAATCCCCTCGGGGCCGGGCAGGGCGTTGCTGCCGCCTTGGAAGGCTGGCGCTGCGCCGCCTCGGTTGAGGAACGCTTGGCCGGTGTAGGCGGCAGGTTGGCCTTGGAGAGGGATGGCGGCTTGGGGATTCTCGGTGGCGTAGGGTATGGCGGGCTGGCTTGGGCGGGGGGTAAAGCCTGCGTCGGCGAGGGCGGCTTGCTGGAAGCGGGGGTTGATGATCTCGGTGGTGTCGAGGAAGCGGAAGCCTGCGGCGTCCACGGTGGCGCGGCGGATGGCTTGGGCGTCGATGAGGCGTTCGTCGGCGCGGAGGGTTTGCACCGCTTGGCGCATGACATTGTAGTCCTCGGCTTCTTGTCGGCTGGCGCGGCCGGTGCGGACTTGGTTCTCCAGGGTGACAAGCTCCTCGGGTGCGTAGGTTTTATTGCGAGCCTTCACGCCGATGCCTGCGGTGAGTGCGCCGAGGGTGCCGGATATGGCGGTGCTGGCGGGGTCAAACTCGGGGCGTTGCGGCGGCTGCTGGCCTGTCTGGCGGTATTGCTCGGCGGCGATGAGGGGGTTGATCTCGGGGTGGATGAGTTTATCCAGGCCGATGTTGGCGGCTTGGATTGCGACATCCGTTCCCACGCCTATGGCTGCTCCGGTGCCGAGGGCTCCGCTGATAAATTTGGCGGCTTCGGCTCCGCCCTTTTCGGCGCGGATGAGGTTGGCGGCGTTAGCCAGGCGCGAGACCGAGACCGGAGTCGGGGCGAGGATCGAGACGAGTTGGCCGGCGGAGTTGTAGCCGGGGGCGAGTTGGTTCGCGGCGTAGAAGCTATCCAGTAGTTCGCTCTCCTTGGCTGAGGCTTCGAGGGCTTTGTCGTAGGCCGCTCCTGTGCCCAGGGCGGCGGCTGTGCCTCCGGCAATACCGGCAACCACTGCACCAGGGCCGGTCGGGATGGTGGCGGCGGCGGTGGCCGGGCCTGCGACGATGGCAGCTCCCGTCTGCATGGCTCCCTTGAGAAGACCGGAGGCGGCGGCTTTGGCTTCGGGGTAGGCACCGGCGCGGCGCTCCAAGTCGCGGCGGGCGGCGGTGGCTTTCTCGACGCTTGGTATGTAGCTCTGGCTGGCTTCGTCCCATTGGTCCACCGTGCCTTTGAGGAGTTCGGTGTAGTTGGTGGAGTCGATCACGCCGAGGTTCCACATTTGCTCCACTGCCATGTTGTAGCGGGCGGGGTCGATGTAGAGACGGCCATCGAGGGTCTTCCACGGCGTGCTGCCCTGGGGGAAGATACCTTCTTTTATGCCTTGGTCGTCGGCGGCTTGGCCGTTGCGTTCGGCATCGCGCAGGAAATCAATCGCCTCGTCCGGCTGAGGCACGGCGGATGGCACGGCGGATGGGAGCGCGGGATCTTCCTCGACCAATACAGCAGAGGAAACATCAAATTCCTCAAGAGGAACGGCGGTGGTGGGGTCAAACGCCGGGGCATCCTCTTCGAGAAGGACGGCTGTGGAGGGATCGAAACTCATTCCCAAACTCCATTGCCACGGTAGGTTTTCACATTTCCCTTGGCATCTCGGTAAGGTTTTCCGACTTCGAACTTGTCAGGGGTAGGCATGGGGTTTGGACGAGGTGTCGGCGAGGGCGTGAGGCTGCGCGTGGGGGATGGCGTAGCCTGTGGCGTGGGAGCGGGTTGCGAGGCGGCCGCTGCGCTTACCGAGTTGGTTGGGTCGATCTTGCGGATCTTCTCGCTTTGAAAATCCGCATCCTTGAGCAATCGCGCTTTAACCTTCTCTGGGTTTTCTCCTCCAAAAAAACTATCTGAAGGAACCCACATTCCATTTTCGTTTTGGGTCACTTTCTTATTAGACGGAATAGCGTTGACTTGATTCAACTCGTTTTGGATGCGCTGAAGCTCGATGTGCGCCTGGTTAAATTGCACTCGGTTGTCTTCCGAGATTTTAGGCTTACCAGTTACAGCGGAGCCTGAGTATTTATCGTAAACTTGGAATGATTCTCCGGTGAGGGGATCAATAGCTCGCAAGCCGTCAGCCGTTTCCCTGATCTCGCGTTTGACCGGCTCCGGTTGTTTATCTGCTTCAATTCGATGGCCATTTGCAAAATACACCGTGCGGCCATCGGGCAGGGCTACGGTTTGGACTTGGTTGGCGCGGGAGCGTTTCACGCTGTCCTGGTAGATGCGCACAGCATCACCGGCACGCATCTTGCCTCCGGTAGCCATGGCAGCACGGACAACTTCCTTCTGGTGCGGAGACATGGCCGCCCACTGCTCTTTGCTTGTAATACGAATGCGTTTCCCTGCGGCAAGCTGTGCAGCCAAGTTGTCTAACGGCTCCTCTTCCTGCCCGTCCATGGCATCCATCGCGTTGCCGAGAGGTTGCTGTGCTGTGGCAGGCTCGTTGGGAACGACAGCCATGAGCGCGTTGCCGGTTGGAAGGATGCCGTTCGGGTCCGTGTCCGCCGACGGAAGAGGGCCGGAGTAATCGCTTTGTGAGGGGGAGGCCATGGGGATATTTTACTGACGGGTGTCAATCCTGCCAAATGTCAATACCATCGGCGACCTCCACCGAGAGGGCTGGATTGGAACCGCCGCCGCCGAGGGCAGCTTTCTGGCGGGCTACTTGGACAGCGCCGTCGTATTGAGCTTTTTGACGAGCCAGCTCCATGTTGTTGTTGCCGATTCTTTCCACTACCGTAAGAGCGCCTAAGAGTTCGTTAGGTTTGTTTTTGTATTTCTCTCCGATGCCATCGAGCATTTGCAAATCGAGCCCAAGTGCGTTGGCATTCTGCTTGTAAGAATCCAGCATTCCCGCAGCGGTTTCGTATTTGATGGCCTGAGCTCTCACATCATCAAGCGTTTTGCCTAATCCCGGAACAGCATTACCTTTGGAATCCGTAATCATCCCCGAGGTATTGGTTTTAGTGACCCCCCCCAGAACGCCGCCGATTGCGCTGGTGGCTCCTTGCATGATTCCATTGGCCAGGGCTTCGTTGCCAGCGGCTTTGATTTCGGCGCTGCGGGTTTGGTATCCAGCGGTGATTTGGCCGGAGTTGTCGTTGACGGTGGGGTTGTAGTTAAACATGGGCGTTTAGGTGGTTGGGAGGTTTTTGGATCGGCGGGCTTCTATGCAGAGTGGGCTGCCTGGCTGGAAGGCTCGGCAGGCATTCGGACGGTGTTCGTAAATTGCGCAGGCGACTCCTCGGCCCACCTCGCCACGGAGGGCGATGCAGCGTCCGCAGGGGTCGGTCTTGAGCAGGGGGTAGTCGGTGCGGAGGTATTCGGCAGGGATGCCGGTGGCGTCGGAG